TTAGCGGTAATATCTCCATTGATATTGATATCACCTGTACCTGTGATATCAAAACCATTTAATTCTAAATCGGAAGTTAGTGTATTGATAGGCGATGCTTCAATAGTTATAACAGTGCCTGAACGGGTTACTGTTACGTTATCACTTCCTTGTAAAGTTAAACTTGTCGTTGGGCTAGTAGCCGCTACCGTTCCGTTAGAAGTAACGATCTGACTAAAAATATTTTGTAACGGCGATTCGATAGTTATATCGTTGTCGTTTTGCGTGACTGTTACATTGCTACTACCTTTGATAGTTCTAAGTTCTAGCTCGGCTAATGTTTTTTGTTTAAACACTTCAGCACCGTCGCCGATGTTTACACCTATAACTCCTAGTTCGTTATACAAATCTCTGAAAAGATTGTTAACTTTACCGAATGCAGATCGTAGGTCATCGCCTAAGCCATCGTTAACTTGGTTTCCTAGATTCGGTAGTAATGATTCATTCACAGCCATGTTTTCGCCCTATATCCAATATTTATCAACTGTTCCATTATCCTTTAGCCCTTATTTTTGGACGGGGGTATACACTGCCCGTAGCGGGTCTATACTGGTAGTTTTTCTTAGGAAATACGTTACCTGTAAGAGGTCTTTCTTGAGGATAATATAGATACAGATTAGCACTGCCTTGTAGATCTGTAGTATTTGTGGGACCGCTTGGTCCTATTTGTGTTAACTGATTTGATTTAGCATAGGCCAGCAAATAGTTCTTAGCCTGTGCTTGATTCATGTTAGGATAGATTTCTAGAGCACATGCTAATACTCCGCAGACCTGCGGGCTAGCCATACTAGTTCCACTTATTTTACCTAGATAGTAACTAGAAGATCTAGGGTCAGTTGTGCCCGAAGGATACGAACTTATGATATAAGTGCCGGGAGCATAGATATCAGTTCCCGGACCGCAGTCTGAATAGGATGCTTTAACTTCGGTAGATGTGATATCTACAGAACCCACGCAGATGGTATTGAGATTGTAATTACCACCGGCAGCTATACTGTCGTTGGCTGTTGGGCTACTTCCTCTCATATAATAATATACTTGTCCGGGATATCTAGCTGACATTTCAAAAGTGTTATCCCAGTCTGGGCCACCTGGCAAATCGTGTTTCCATTTTCCATTGCCGGAAGCACCTACATATAGTATACCTTCTGCCTGTGCGTCTTCTACGTCTGCATCCAGCGCAGCTACACGAGCAGGGATACGTTGACCGGCTATGAATCCCCAGGCATTGAGTTGTTCTGTGGTAAAACTACCTGCGCTAGATTTATTTGCGTTAGCGCCTACTTGTAGGTCGATACGATTCACTGAGTTTTCATAGAATATGTATTCTGCTACCATAGTAGGACTTCCTAGAGTTCCACCTATTCCGTTTGTACCTTCAATTCTTACACGGAATGTTCGATCAGGAGTTACTCCGGATGTACCGTAGTAAATGCGTTGTACTGAATTATCTGCGGCTGTTAACATTATCTTAGGATAGTTAGGAGTTGAAGGACTTATACCACTGTATACATTAGACCCGCCGCCAAGCGTTAGATAAAAGTTAGTGCCGACATAAATTTCACTGTATAGGGTACCTAGATATGAAATGTTGAATGGCAATGACAACTGCCAATATCCGTCATCGTTGTTGCCCATAGTAGGAGTAGTCGACACAGATAACCCTGTAGTTGATCCTAATGAGTTAGATATGGGAGACACTGTGGCAGTAGCTGTGCCGCCAGGCACTGATACTGTGGCATTCATAGCTACAGCAGTTACTGGGTTTTCAACAGTGGCATTGTCAATGATTGACACGAACTCGATAGTATATACTGCTGTGTTAGGCAATGCTACAGTTTGCTCGATGATCAGTTCAATGTCTCCACCGGAAGTAGATGTTTCTGGGCCAGCTGTGTAGGCGTTGATAACTGTAGCACCTTGTTTGATATTAATGCCTAATGTCATTGTGGTGGTGCCATTAAACCCGCCTGTGGCAATATTATTGAGCACACTTAAGGTACAGGGTCCTTGAACAGTTGTTGTATATAAGTTATCTGGATTTTGATCACCTAGATAGGAAAAGGAAACCTGTCCTCCGTCCTGTGTCCACGCAGCAGGCTTTGATAATATCCTAGAGCTTGCGTCCACGATCGACCCTGTTGTGGTAATTCGATTACCGGCATTTTCTAAACCGACTAGATCAGCTAGTTTTGCGTTAGCTGTGTATACTCCACTGAGGCCAAGATATGTAAAACTCCCTGTAGGTGCGTATCTTGTTCCTCGGTATGTGACTGCGGTGATATCATTGAAACTCCATTCGTTAGCAAAGATACTCATACCCCAACTGTTGTTTGTCACTGTTGGGTTTTTTCTACCTGTATTAGGATTTATGCTTTTGTTAGCATGAAACTGTCTTACATAATCCATGACATATGGAAAGTTGTAATTTGCTCCATCACCTGCTAGATAATAGATATTATAGATGTTAGCATCTCTAGCCCAACCTTGTGTGTTGCCTGCTACAGTACCTGCTACGTGAGTCGAATGTGAGCCAGTGCCATACACATAATTAGAAGCTGCGGTTCCTTTAACAACAGGATCATGCTGTCCCCAATTATATTGTACGGTTCTTGTACCGCCTGTACCGTCAGCATTGACCGCGAATTCTGGGTGGTTCCAAACTATTCCGTTCTCGTCAACGACAACAACGTCGACATTTTTTCCTGTGGCATTAAGAGTTACAGTACCAGTTTGCGTAGTAGTTCCGTCTGAACCCCAACCTGATCGTTGCGCACCTTCTGTACAGCGAAGTAACGCAAAATTTTTCATCGTGCTAGATGTAGAACTGGATTTATTCCAGTTTGTTGATGTTTGTGTGTATCCGGTAGTGCCTGCGCTGATGCCTCGGTATCTTGGATGTATTTCTACTGATCTTATTCTTGGATCATTTTTTAACTGTTCAGCTTCCCAGTCAGTGAGCCAATAATGTGTGTTTCTACTGCTGGGCCTACGTTCTGCCAGCAGTATAGATCTAGTCAGCTCAGTGTTAGGTGGAGCGATTCCTTGGGTTTCGAGTTCATTATAAATGTCATCAATGTCTAGCATATCGTTTACTGTAACGATATATTCTTTGACCTTGATATAATCTTTTAAAGACATATTAGCTCTCTAGTTGTATCACTGTGGTTGTAACTGTGATAGTTCTGGTCGATCCGCTTAGATTTGTTACTGCTGCGTAGATATTCGTTGTTGGTGTAGCATCGTCATTGTATCCTAGCACACCTGGTGAAAGTATCACAGTTTCTGAACCGGCTGTGATAACTTCCGCAATAACCCCTGCTCCTGCGCTAGGATCAGTTCCTTGACTTCTGCTAGCGTCTGCTGTTCGTGCTGCGTCAGTGATGTAAAATCTAACCCATGCTGCTGCGTTGGTGTTTATTTTATACATCATGTATGTTTTGTAACCTGTTATGGTTATATTGCCTGTGGCATTATTTGCCAGTGAAGCTGTAGTGCCACCGGCTGGAACTCTTGAACCTAGACCAGTCCCGCCACCACCACCTGTTACTGTGGTAAAACTAAATCCTCCCGAGCCGTTAGTAGTCAGTACCTGTCCTACTGATCCGTCGGTTATACCTAAATTTAAAATACTTGTCGGTATTGTTGGTCTTCCTGATAGATCGCCGTATGCTCCGCTAGTAGCCACAGTAGCCAATGATGGTCTTCCTGATAGATCGCCGTACACACCTGATGTTGCTACAGTGGCCAATGAAGGCCTGCCAGATAGATCACCATATGCTCCGGACGTTGCTACTGTAGCAAATGTAGGTTTTCCAGATACGTTAGACCATGTTAAACTTGCTGATGTTATAAAACCAGCACCGTTAGTTAACTGATTAGTATTGGTCGGGATCGTAGGTGCTCCAGATACACTTGACCAATTCACTGTACCTGTCCACGCAGTGCTCTGCTGACTGCTATCTGGAAAATTTAAAGTATCTGCTGATAAGTTACCGACTGTGAGACTTCTGGTAGATGTATTACCTCGAGTTAATACAGTATCTATAGTGTCAGTACCGCCCACAACTGCTATAGTTGTACTAGTCCAGGTGTTGGATTCTGGATCCCAACCTATAACATCATTGATCGATGTACCGTTTGTTATTCCGAGATCTTCAATAGATTGCGGAATATCAAAATTATAAACTTCTTCAAAGTTGTCGTTTATATCTGATACTGCTAATCGAAGTTTATCCCATGTTAAAGGGGGACTGCCTGGGGATATGATTTTTTTAGTCATTATACTCTTCCTACGACGATTTCAATTGTACCAATTCTATCGCTGTCATAATCTTCCAGCGCCTTGCCGATTATTGTACCTGGGCTAGCAACAGTACCTGCTGATATCGCAATACCTGCGATACCGCTGGCAACTATTAGATCGCCTTTCTTAACTTTACCTACTACCTTAGTTGGAACACGACCTTGTAGTGCTACGCAGGTCCTTGTGCCTTGTTGTTCGGAGTTTAGAACAAACGCAGGATTAGTTGTTACTACACCGGCTACTCTAGTTGTTGCGGCTTCGTTGCACAGTGTAATCTCAGAGTCACCGCCGAACATTACTACAGTTCCGGGCTCGTATTCTTTGTCTGAAGCATACCACTCTGCTAAGTCAGCCCAAGTAGCACTCATTCTAGACCCAGCATTTACGTTCCAATAACCAGAAATGTACCCGTTGGTTAATACACCGCCTGTGGTTGTTGACGCAAGTGTACCGCCTTTGACGTCAATGACACCGTTGGTTAGTCCGCCAGTATCTGTGAATCTATGTTCACGAGCAATGTATGAAGTATACTGTCTAGCTGATGTTGAGCCATCATTTAAACGTATACCTGAACCACCATTGCCGTTTCTTACTAATGTGTAGTAGGAACCAGTCGCGCCGTCGTCTAACACTCTAGTCAATGATGAAGTAGTAGTTGAGTTGACTGTGAAGTTAACCCCGTCACCGGCATTGATCCCACCGGTTAGTGTTATCGATCCGCTGGAAGTAACACCCGTGGTAGTCAATGCTCCTATAGCAATTTCACCGCTTGGGCCACGTTGTACGATAGTATTATTAGCATTAGAGCTGCCATAGGTCACAGTGGTAAATTTACCTGTACCGGTTCCTGTTGACGACCTAACAACAA